ATAATAGCAGGTATGGGTGGAGACCCAAGCAAAATAGGTAAGATATTGAATCTTAGTGGAAGTATAGGCAAAATGTTTAGTGATACTGGAACTGGCTCTGGTGATGGTGGTGATGCTGTACCAGCAGCAGCAGCAGGTGGTATTGTAAGAAGACCTACCTTAGCAATGGTAGGAGAAGGTGGCGAACCTGAAGCAATAGTACCATTAAGTAAAGCCGAACAAATGGGTTTTGGTGGTGGTGGACAACCAATGGTTATACAAAACTTGAGTATTTTTCCAAATGCTAATCTTGACGCAGCTCTACTAGATAGACCACAATCATACTGGGTAGACTTAGTACAAGAAAAAGTTTTACCTGCATTAAACGAGCTTGGCACTTCAGGCTCAACAGTTACACTTGAGTTTCAGGAGACTAGATAATGGGCAATATTCTTTTAGGCATACCTAATTCTGGTTACATAATTTTAGATAGTGCAGGATACGGATATAAATTTGAAACTACTTTCAACAGAAACGATATAAGAACAAAAGATGGAACTTTGTTTACTTATGTACTTCCTAACTCAGACCATAAAAAATGGACAATACCACTCAAGTATGTTGGTTCAAGTGATGTCTCACACATTAACTCATGGTGGTCAACAGCAGCAGATTTGAGATACATAGAAGATGATTCTTTTGCTAACAGTTATTACGCTGTTAGAATAGTAGGTAAGAAAGATACAATAACAAAATTTGTTGAGCCTTACTTTAGACAACGATATGAAGGCTCACTTGTAATAGAAACAATATAGAGGTAAAATAAAAATATGAACGCAGCAAAAGGAACTTATAAAATATCAGCAGCAAATGCGACAAACGCTATAGAAATAGCTTCAACGTGGGGTGGCAAAAACTTTTATTGCACCAACATTAGCATACAAGCATACAACACAGCAGCACATAGTGGCACACATGCAGTTAAACTATATAACGCAAGTGGTGCATTAGAACATACAATAATGAATATACATCTAAATGCAGCAGCAACAGGAAGTCACATTTTAAACATGTCTCCAAATATAGTTTTACCACAAAGTTATAGCATAAGAGTTCAAAGCACAAACGCTAAAACAGATACATATTGTTCTGTAATTGGATACACGTTTGATTTAACAAACTAGGAGCATAGATGGGACATATTTATGACAGCTTTAGAAACTATATAGCAGTAGGAAGTGCGAACTTAGCTTCTGTTACTATAGGAGCATTGCTCGTTAACACAACTGCTAATGTTGCTAGTGGCTATGTATTCTCAGCAGCACATACAACAAGAGCAAATGTACCAGCAGTAGCACAAGTAGCTGTTTATTCACTTTCAAATGTAGCAGTTAGCTCAGGAAGAGTTAATGCTGATGATTTAGCTATACCATCAGTAAGTGGAGCACCAATAAATGCAGTAATCTATTTCGTTGCCACAGCTAACTCATCAACAAGTCCTTTAATAGCAATCCAATCAAGTGGTAGTGGGTTTCCGTTAAGTCCTGATGGTGGAACAATTAATGTTACGTTCCCTAATGCAGACCCATTCATTTTAAAGGTGTAGCTTGGCAATACAAAATGGAAGAGTCAGCACGAATGACATTCTTGATAGTGCAATCACAACTGCAAAAATAAAAGATGATGCAGTAGAATCTGAAAAAATTGGCGATAACGAGATTATTACAGCAACGATTCTTGATGCTAACGTAACAAATGCCAAACTAGGTACAGATATATCTGCAGTCAAACTTACAGCAGGAACAATACCAGATGCTAGATTTCCAGCAACGCTACCAGCAGCAAACGGGAGTGCACTTACAAACTTAACAGCAGGTAACTTATCTTCTGGAACAGTACCAACAGCTAGACTAGGAAGTGGTACAGCAGACTCAAACACATTTCTAAGAGGAGATAGCACATTCGCAGCTCCAGCATCAACTTCAACAATAGTTCCTTACAATCCAATAATTAATGGCGACTTCCTAATATGGCAAAGAGGAACAACAATAAACGCAGGCTCTACAGCGACTATTAATAGTGATGATAAATATATTTGTGATAGATGGGTTTTATTAAGTGATGGAGATGACATAGTAGATGTTGCAAGAGTTTCAGATTCACCTGAAGGTGGAAGTGGTAAAGCTTGTCAACTAGAAGTTGAAACAATAAATAAAAAATTTGGTATAGTTCAAATAATAGAAGGTATAAATTGTCATGATATGATTGGAGAAACTGTAAGTCTTTCCCTCAAACTAAAGGTTAGTGCAACAACTAATTTAGATGATGTAAGAGCAGCAATTGTTTCTTGGAGTGGAACAGAAGATGGTGTAACAAGTGATATAGTAAGTGCTTGGGAAGCAGAAGGAACTAATCCCACTTTAGCTACTTCGTGGACTTATGAAAATACACCTGCTGATTTGAATGTAACGACTTCTTGGGCAGAATATAAAATAGAAAATGTAGATATAGATACATCTGGTGCAAAAAACATTGCAGTTTTTATTTGGAGCAATGTAACTGGAACTGCACTTAATGAAGATTTGCTTATAACTGATGTGCAACTTAATAAAGGAGCAACAGCAGGAGCTTATCAAAGAAAAAGTTTTAATACAACTGAGAATGAATGTTTAAGATATTATGAAACTTCAATGACTTGGGGAACGACTGGACAGTATCAAGGGCAATTAGCTGTTATGGGTATTGGAGCAACATCATTTGGTGGAGCTACAAATAACTTGCCGGGTAGACAATTAAGAAACCGTAAACGCACAACCCCGACATATACTGTATATCATCAAGATGGGACAGCAGGAGCAGTTTATCGAATACATGATGCTCAAAAAACCACAGGAGTGGTAGCTCAACATTTGACAGATTTTGGTTTCTTATTTACCTTTAAAACGGCAGCTTTCGTAACAGGTAATGGATATTATTTCGCCTATATAGCAGAAGCAGAATTATGAGTGTAACAATAGTAGAAGTTAGTTATCAATATGATGGGTTTACAGAAGAAAGACTGAATGAGCTTATCGTTAGCTACAGCGATGGTAAATTATCTGCTGTGCCTATCAATGAATTAAACAAAGATTACCGAGCAGTCTTGAAATGGGTAGAAGAAGGTGGAGTTATAAATGAGTGATTTAATTATATGGAAAAATGATGATGGTGTTTTACAAGTTACTCATCCTTCTTACAATTGTGGTTTATCAGTAGACGAGATTGCAAAAAAAGATTTACCCTCTGGAAAAAAATACAAAATTATACCTGCTGAAGAATTACCAGTATGGGATGAGTTTAGAGATGCTTGGACTTGCCCAGACGACTACCTCGATACAGGAGTAGCAGATTGATAAAACATGATATGAAAAAAGCTAGAGATATTTGGAGAAACAAAATAAGACTAGCAAGACAACCAATTTTAGAACAATTAGATATAGAGTATATAAGGCTTAACGAACAAAATGCCGATACATCGGTAGTTGTGGAAACTAAGAACAAGCTTAGAAACTTTCCTCAAAAACCAGAAATAGAAAACGCTGAGACAGTAGAAGAGTTAAGAGAAATATGGGATAATAGTTTATTAGGAGATAAAGACTAATGGGACAAACTGTTGTAAAAACTGGTGCAACTGGTTTATCAGGGAGCACTTTAATTTATTCTAGTGCCGTTGCAGGTGTATATTCTGCACTTATAGACTTGACACCAATGTCAGCAGACACAAAAATTGCTATAAACATTGGCAATACAACAATAGTTGCTTCTGGTACAAAAGTTGTAACTTCAGATGCTTTTGAAGGAGTACAAGCAGACCCAATGTTTTTTCAACCACCAATGCATACTAATAAAGGATATTCAATTACGATTGTTTTAAGCTCTGGCACTACATTGTCCCCACCATTTGAAATTACAACATTCTAATTATAGGATATAATAACCTCTATGGCACTTGGAAGTTATGGACGTTCACATCAAAGACAAACTTTTTACTATCATTTAGCTGATACAAGCATATATATACAGGGGCTAGATTTTCAATCAGAGATTGGGAGACCAACCCTAGCTACTTCTATTGAAGCAATAACAGTCAATGGGTTAGATTTTGAATCTCTTGTTGGCGACATCAACATAAGAACTAATATAATAATTAATGGTTTAGATTTTGAAGCAGCTTTAGGCAATGTAAATGTAACTGAAAGTTTTAGTATGGCTTATATTGGTCATGACGCTAGTTCTTTATTTATAAGCAAAAACCAAAGCACAAATCCATCATCAGTAGTTAAAAGATTTACATACAACAACTCAGATTTTTCTGGAAGAGTTGTTAGGTTTGGTTCTATTTCCAGAGAGTATTCAAAAGTAGTAGGCAAAAACTTTACTATTGATATGGAAAACGCAAGTGGTTTAATGAATGACTTAAATCAAAACAGAGCTAACTTACGAAAAACTGGTGACGTTATGTATGGCTATCAAGCTACACATTCATCGGCAGATGTTATATCAATTGGTGGTGGTAAATTAACAAACGTAAGTTACGACAATAAGAACGGAGCAAAACTAACTTTTAGAACAAGGCTAGATAGTTTAGCACAACAAAAAGTATCAATAGATACTACATCAAGACAAGGTGCAAACTTTACAACCTCTAATCATAATCCTGCTGATTTACTATTTCATATATTAACAGCAAATAGTTATGGTGGTGGATATAGTGCAATTGCTTCTAAAACAAATCCAGTAATACATTATGACTCTTGGAAATCTTGGAAAGACCAACTAGCTAGTGAGTCTATAACTGTTAGAGGTTTTATACCATTTGGCACAAACTATCAAAAAACAATACAAGCTTTAGCTGAAATAACAGATTCAGCAATATATGTAGAAGCTGACAATAGGCTTTTCTTTGCACGATATTTAACAGGAAGTAATAGTTTTACAGCAGTAGCGTCAGAAAACGATATTCTTAGCATGACTGCAACTGTTAACGCTTATGATATGTGTAATCAGTATTCTGTACCTATGTCTTATTCTGTAAGCAGTAACAAGTTAAGTGATTCTCCATCAGGTGTAGTTACCAAAGTTAACACTTCTTCTATTAACAGCTTTGGAACAATATCTAAAGAACCAACTACAAAATTATTTTGGTATACAAGTTCTGCCAATGCAGTTGCACTAGCAAATAGAATAACTGTTAGACGAAGACAACCTGAAGTTGCAGTTAAAATAACAACACCTATAAAATACTTAAATCAACAATTAACAGATATTATGAGGATAAATATTTCTGAGCTTGGAATTGTTGACCAACCATACACAATCATTGGTGAAACAATAGACTTAGAAAAAGACACCATAGCTTTTGATTTATCTGTAGGTCATGGTATAGCAATTGCTAACATAACAGTCTTCGAATTGAATGATGATGTACTTGGAAGGCTAAACAATACCATTGGTGTTTTGGCTTAAATATATGGTACAATGGATATAGTATGGGTTATACAGCACAAAGTTTTACAGTAGGACAAAAGCTTACTAGCACACAGCTAAATACAATAGACCAAAATTTTGACGCTATTGCAGACGGAGACCCATCTGCACCTAGATTAGCAAGACCAAATGTATGGGTTCATTTTTGTGGATTTTCAACAGCAGACAAAGGTATATATGCACAGAGAGGAGTGTCAAGCTTTACTAGGAACGGCACAGGAGACTATACAATAGCTTTTACTACTCCTCTATCATCAACTAATATTGGTATAAGTATTTCTACAGATAGTGCGTTAGCTTTTGATGAAACCTCAGTTAGAAATGCAAACTGTAATTTACTAGAAACAACACAAGCTAAGTTTCGATATCATGCAGCCAAC